TCTTTCGCAGCTATCGATACGACTGCAGCCACCAGCGGCATTGCTGACGCACAAGCGGCTACCCTGGTCGTCCTCGGCGCCATGGTCACTATGGGTGCTGCTGTGTTTGGCGTGAAGAAAATCCTGCGCCTGATCGGTCGCTAAACCCTCGGGTTGTTCGTGTGGCTCCTTGCGGGGCTACACCTGCAACCATAGGCAAAAATCGTGAAATCAATCCGGCTCTACCTCCTGGCGTTGTGCGCCCTGCTTTGCTCTCAATCCTGGGCGGTTGTTACCTTCACGACGAACCAGACAAATACAAAAATCGTCGTTGCCGTGGATAACTCCTGCAATGCAATGATGATTGCCTTGATGACCTCGCTCAATGTGGTCGCATCCACTAAAGCGCCATTCAAGGCGTATTCGTGCAGCGATGACCCGGTACTGCAAACCTCTACGCTAATCCTGCGAGATTCGCTCGCCACGCCCACGACGTATTACACAACCTTCACCAGTTGGACCAATAACGCATTGCAGGCGCTACCTACTTGGCAGGATTCCATCAACACGCAAAATGCGGCCATATCCTTGATGCAAACCAAGGTTGATTCCTTCATCGCGGGTGCGGCATCTGCCACTGGCGGCGGTACGTCTGCTCAGATAACCGTCAAGGATGCGTTTGGCACGGCTACGCCTGATCAATACGCTGCTCTGTCGCAATTGTTCGGCCTCATCCTGGCGGCGGCTGCTGTCATTTGGGGCGTCAAGCAAATCAAGAATCTGCTTCTCAAGCGTCCTGAGGCTTAACCATGAGGATAAAAAACGATGTTCGACCCGCTACTAATGGCCTACGGCTTTGGCTTGGTGTTCTTGCTCTCTCTTTCGTTTCGATAGGTCAGGCGCAAACCCTGACGAGTGCCCAGGCTGATTCCGCGTTCTTCAAATTCATGATGACGTCTAGCGGGGCCGGGTCGCAAACGGTCGGCTATTCATCGACCGGTCAGCCACTGTTAAACCCAAGCGCGGCCACTCTATCCACTAACGGCGGCGCTAATCTGGCGGCTGCTCGGACTGGTCAAATTAATAACCCGTCCGGAAATCCGATAACCATCACCGGCACCGGCTCTGCGCCCGTGTCCAAGTTCGCGGCCACCATTGGCAAAGCGGCCAAGCTGCTGCCCTACCTGGGCACCGGCATTGCAATTTATGAGCTTATGAAAGAGCTCTCCTATACGCCGACCGGCACCGGGGATGCTCTCTCGTTAACAAAAAAAGAATTGGTTCCCACCTGTGGCGCAGGAACTGAGCCTTACGGGTCACAATGTATTACATGGATGAAAAATTGCATTTCGCCCGTTACTTATGGCACATCATCTCAAATACTGGAAGGCTGTCCGGCTGGTTGGACATATCAAATTTATCCCGCTGACTATCAATCCTCCCTTCCCTATTACATAATCCGAGACGCTACCGGCTACAAACTGGCTCAGAGAACCGGATATTTATCTAACGCTCCTACAACAGAAGTTCAAAAGCCCAAAACCCTTCAAGAGTTCCAGGACGAGATAGCGACTAAATCCGGCTGGCCTGCTACCTCCAACATTGCTAAAGCAGTCGCACAAGCTCTCCCACTGACCGGGGATCAGGTCATGCCTGACGCTGTGACAGCCACTGGCCCAGCTACTTCAACCGGCACGACTGAGACCGTCACTAACCCTGACGGCTCCAAGGTCACTAAAACCACAAATTACAGCCACACTTATACCGGGCCAGTCGTAAACACTACAACCAACACAACCCAAAATACCTACAACACGTCCAACGTCATAACCTCTACGACGACGACGAATAGCACACCTGCGGCCCCTGCCGATAAAACCACCGAGTGCGAAAAATATCCGACCATGATCGGCTGCTCGAATTACGGCGATAAACCAGACCTAGACAAAATGTCCAAAAGTGATATTCCTTTTCAGGTCATCACTGAGGTTTTTAGCTCATCTAGCGGCTGTCCGTCAGATTTGTCCTTCAACGTCATTGGTCGTTCATACGCCATAAGCTATCTTCCATTGTGTGACCGGCTCGCCCTGCTTCGGACCCTTTTTATCTGCATGGCGGGTGTGATGGCTGCTTATATCCTGGCCGATAGTTTCAAAATTCAATGACGACCCTCGCATCATTCTTAATGTCCATCGCGGGGCCTCTGGCGTTCCGCGTCCTGACCATGCTAGGCATCGGCACTGTCACATTTACGGGCATTACCACCGGCATGCAATTGCTCATGGCTCAAGCCACGGCAAATTGGGCCTCCGTTGCCGGTGACGTCTTGCAATTGGCGTCCCTGGCTGGCATCCCTCAATGTCTGGGCATCATCTGCGGCGCGATGACCTCCCGTGTCGGCATCTGGGCTGCTGTGTCTGCTACTCGTTGGGTCGTCGCAAAATGATCTACTTAATTACGGGCGTTCCTGGCTCGGGAAAAACCCTATACGCGGTATCCACGCTCATCCAAAAATTAGCGGCTGAAAAAATCAAGGGCGATGACGGCCAGGAAATTGAACGGCGGGTCGTTATTGACGGCATCCCTGACCTGGTTATCCCCCATGAAATGATGGCGCCACCACTCAAAAGCCATGAGGGCAAAACGGACCGGGGCGATGGTGACGGGCTTTGGAACTGGCACAAGTGGTGCAAACCCGGTGACGTCCTGGTTGTCGATGAGGTGCAGCGCCATTGGCGTCCGCGTGGTATGTCCACAAAGCCACCCGAAGAAATCACGATGTTGGAAACCCACCGACACCTCGGGGTTGATTTCATCATCATCACGCAAAATCCAATGCTCATCGATCAGAACGTAAGGCGTCTGGTCGGTCGGCATCAGCATGTGCGGCGCTTGTTCGGCGGTGCGCGTGCGGCCATCTACGATTGGGACGGCTGCAGCGTCGATGTGCACCGGACCGGCACAGCCACCACGACATATTGGGGCTACCCGAAGGACGCCTACAAGCTCTACAAGTCCTCGGAGTTGCACACAAAGCAAAAGCAAAAAATTCCTATCTGGCTGGTCGTCCCTGTCCTGGGCATCATCGGCGGCATCTTCCTGGCACCTCAGGCCATGGCGGTCATGACCGGCGCAGCCACTGGCAAAGGCATTTCCAGCAAAAAAGTCGAAGTGCCTCCCCCTGTGCTGCCTGCGCCAGTGTCGCTACCTCCTGCACCTGCTACACCTGGTCAACAAACTACGCCACCCGTAGCGGGGACCCTGCCACCTGCGCCACTCCCTGGTACTGCATCAGATAAGCCAGTAATTGCAGGCTGTATCAGGACCGCCACCCGTTGCGGCTGCGTCGATGAAAAAGGCGTTGCCGTGGACGTCGAGGAAAAAATTTGTCACTCCCTGGCCCCATCAGGAACAAAAGTCGTCGATCTGGGACCAGATACGCCAATTAGCCCTGAATCGCGATTTGCCTTTGAAATGGGCCAAATGGCTAGAACTGCCGGACCCTCTGCGCCTCCCGCCACTGAAAAACCACGGGGACCCGCGCGGAGCGATTAGCGACGAATAAGCGGGGCGGGGTATGGGGCGGCGTGCCCCATGTAAGGCGTCAGCATAGGCATTGCCTATCGAAACGGGCAGGGCTATATATACCATCTATACATCGTATAAAGTAGGAAACCGCCTCACTAGCGGTAGCCGAACACGAAACGGCGGCCGCGCCAGTCGCTACCAAGGCTTTTTTTAGTGCTTCGCGCAGGCGCTTTCCTTTCTCGGTCCCTTCGTACTGCGCGGCCACTGCTCGGCACGTCCACACGGTCGGCTCCATCCCGGCAATCTCGGCCATTAGTGCTACGTCACCCGCTGGACATGGCTTTCGTCCGTGTCTCCAGTCGCTAACGGCTGATCTTCCGACCTCTAGGCGCTTTGCCAATTTGTTGTCGTTTCCTGCCTCTTTACTGGCCAGGTCGATCAATTCAATTAAAAAATTATTTTCGGGCTTGTGCATTTGTGCTCCTTTCGAGTACATTACGCGCCATGTTCTAAAAATTAGAACATCCTCTAAACGAGGTTTATCAATCCCTGACGGGAAATTTTAAGGCGACCAAGCATGACCAAAATAGTTGTTCCCTCTCCCGAAGTCCGCGAAATGAAGGGCATCGGCAAAATCTCTGGCAAACCTTATCACATGCGGATTCAAACCGCATATCTGTATCCATGCGATGACGCTGGAACCTTCGGGGAATTTCCTGACAAATTCGAGATTTCCCTCGAAGATAACCAACAACCCTACCCGCGCGGTCATTACCAGTTGCACCCCTCCAGCGTACGCGTGTCGCGGGATGGACGCATAGAAGTGCGCCCCCGCTTGGTCGCGATTCCCTCGGCAAAAAACGCCTGAGGGGTGCGCCATGCACATCAATGACGTCGAATCAATCGGTCACATTGCGCGCCTGGCGGTTCTGTCCGCGCTTGCTCGTGCTGCCCTTGGTGCCGAAGCCGAACTCGCGCCCGAAGTTTCAAAGATGGTCATTACGGTCGAACGTACAACGGACGGTAACCCGTATCCCGTTTCGGCTGAGTTTTACGGCGCCCACGCTATCCCCGTGGGTGGGATGAGCCTCTGATGCCGTCATATCTCCATGTCTCGGTGCACATCGATACGGCTGCCCTGACAGAGTTTGAATCAATCGATATGCAAGCCATGCACCCGGTACGTGCGGGCCTTCGCGGCCTTGACCTTCTGCAAGACGGATTTAAAGGGGTTGTGATTTTTTCTAACCTTCCGCGTGGTCTTGCTCCTGTTGGTGCCGATGCTTTTTGCGATGCGGTCGGCATTTCTGAGGATTTGAAGTGAGCAACATCGCTCGGCGCTTCGTGGTCACCCGGTCCTGGCTTGAGTCCCATTGGTCCGGGGACTATCCCTTCTTCTCGACCATCGAACTGCAAAACCTCATGGCCCGAGTGCGCGAGGACGCGGCCTATTTGATTGGGATGGACGCATGATTGCGGCGTTGTTTGTCCGGCGCAACAGTCATTACAAGGATATTCCTGGCGTTGATTGTTATGACGCGGACCGGGACGCGCTCACATTTAAGGGCGGTTTCCCTGGCATTTATCACCCTCCATGCCGTGCGTGGGGTAAATACGCTCATTGGGCCAAACCTCGGGCAGGCGAACGTGAGCTGGCTATCTGGTCGATGGATATGTGTCGCAAGTTCGGCGGCGTCATCGAGCATCCTTCAACGTCCAAACTGTGGACTGAATCCAATTGCCTGAGTTACGGCGTGCGCGATGATCACGGCGGCGTATTGATTCCAGTTTATCAATCCTGGTGGGGCCATCGTGCACAAAAGGCCACCTGTTTTTATATCGTCGGACCTCTCCCTCACATTCCTGAAAACCCGGAAATTCGGCCAACGAAAACTATTGAAGGCATGGGCCGCGCCGAGCGGGAAAAAACACCTTTCGAGCTGGCTCTATGGCTTGTCAATGTCGCTCGTGATTGCGGGGTCTCGCCATGAGCGCGGCCGAGGCTCTGAGCATGGCGAGCGGCTCCGCCGCCGACATGCACAGCGCCGAAGGCGCGGGGCTTGTCTCATTTAAAACAACGCAGATTTGTATCAATTTATCCCCCTCCGCGACAGCGGAACGGCGGGTAAAGCGTCTAAAGAAATCGGTCTGGGCCTCTGGTCACCTTCATGGCCTTGCTGATAACGGCTTTCGTGCCCCTCAATGCTGGTTCGTAACCCTCACTTATCGCGGCGTCGATGACTGGCAAAAAAACCATATCAGGACTGCTCTTGATATGTTTCGTAAGTGGTGCTACCGCAAGTCGATTCCCTGCCGTTATACCTGGGTCGCAGAGCTTCAAAGTCGCGGCGCTGTGCACTATCACCTCCTGGTTTGGCTACCTCAAGGCGTTCGGATGCCTCAATGGGACCGCAGCTATGGCACAAAGTCCAAATTCTGGCCCCACGGCATGAGCAACACGCAAAAAGCAAAAAGCGGCGTTGGCTACCTCATGAAATACCTGTCGAAGCTAGGCGAGTTGACCCGGTTTCCGAAAGGGTTGCGGCTCTACGGCATCGGCGGTCTGACACCACAAGCTCGCGGTGTTCGCTCCTGGCTCAATCTGCCGGAGTGGGTCAAGGCTGATTACGGCGTGGGCGAAGTCGTCCGAAAAAAAATCGGCTTGCTCGTCAAGGCGACGGGCGAACTATTGGACCCGGCCTATTCGGTCCAGCTCATCCCTCACGGTCTCATCGTCACCCCCCTGCGAAAAGTCTCGCAGCGCTGGCATGACGGGGCCTACTCGAAAGTGAATTTCGCATGACCGAATTATTTTTGCAGGGCGTTGCGTCCCTCGTTGCTATTGGTGTCGTCGGTGTCGTCCTGAATATCTGGATGAAGCGGCTAATTGATCGCGTTATTTTTAAGGGGTAAAAAAATGTCTGCCGTTTCTGATGTTGGTCTGCAAGTCGCACAAAACCTTTTCACGGTCGTTCAGCCTGCCCTATTGGTCGTCCTGGGCGCGTTCGTTACGTTCGTCGCGGCTGTGTACGGCGTGGTTCACGTCCTGGCCCTCATCAACGGCAAACCCTCGTCGTCGGTCGCTTACGACATGGGGCGAATTTTCGGCTCCATGGTGTACGAATCCGACTATCGCGATTACCGCGACAAACGCGATGCAAGCGCAGCGCGGCGGGAACGAAACGCCAAATTCTCGCGGCGTTATCGAAGCGAAAAGTATTGAATTGATGCGCGTTGCATCGACCCTCGCCGGGTGGGTTACTCGGTAATTTTGAAAGGTTCGTTATGAACAAGATCGTTAAATTGGGCGGCGTTGCTGCTCTGGCCCTGGGTGCTGTGTCCTCTTTCGCAGCTATCGATACGACTGCAGCCACCAGCGGCATTGCTGACGCACAAGCGGCTACCCTGGTCGTCCTCGGCGCCATGGTCACTATGGGTGCTGCTGTGTTTGGCGTGAAGAAAATCCTGC